TTCTCACATTCTTCCTCTTTATTTTTGAGGTAGTGGGTAATAAGCATCATCGCCCTATCAACATTAAAAGTATTCACTACGAATGTTTGAGTACGTTGCTCTTCGTCAAATGTGATTTTCGTTTCAATCTGATAGAACTTCTTTTCATCCGGTTTAGATTCTTCGTCACTATCCTCGGTCTCATCGTCCATCTTGTCAACGTACTCTGCCATTGTGATTTCATTTTTGAGATAAGCAATCGAAGCATCATCGACTTTACGCTCTTTCAGATTATCAGTAAGAATCACGCACGAATCAAACTCCTTTGCCATCGTTAAGGTGAATCCCGATTGATAATTAAGTTCAATGTAGTCTCTCAAAATAAGGCAGACATTCTCCAGGCCGGTAGCATAAAGCAGGAATTTGTACTTCTTATCACCTATCTGTGCTTGTGCAAGATAGGGATATAAGAACTTGTTTTCGTTCTCAAAAGCTAAACGCTTCTGACTACTGACTTCCACTTCTTTGATGCCATCCGCTTCCATACTGAAACGAATTTTTGCCAATAGGTCTTGGTCTATCAGAGAACCACGATCAAAAAGTACTTCATTACGTTCAATGTTTACCGTTTCGCCGGTATCTTCATCTATGAAAGATTCCTCCCATGTTTTGAGAACACGCTTTGCAAGGTACATATTGAGCATCTTCTTTGGGTCGGATGTCACGTACCGTTTTTCTGTTTTTCTTGTTTCTATCATGACTAAATAAATTCTTTATTTCTTTGTATTTCCTGCTGAGCATATATCAACATTTGATGTTCATTGGCGGCCGGTAAATAGATACCTGCTACTGATGCACTCCAATTGCGAAAGCGGTCAATGCTCAAAGTCATTTCACCCGTTGTCAGTTCAGCAGAACTACGCAAGTAAGTTACTTCTTTGCCTTTCTTGTTGACCGCCTTTCTCTCAAACAAATCACGGTTGCAAGTCCTCTTATAAAAGTCAATTTTTGCTTCATCGAGGCTGCAACCGTATTCACTACCGAAATACCCTAAAAGAAGATGCAGATAGCTGTTTTGAGCAAGTGTACGGTTAGGTAACTTCTTTTTTACTTCCACTACTGCACGCTCTTTAAACAACTTGTTTACATACTCTTTGAACTTGGGTATTTGGTATTCATTCTTCAAATCAAACAGCATACTTTAGAAGGGTAAATCATCCTTAGCATTACCATTCGCATCAACAGGAGGTGGAAAATCCTGCGATTGTTGATAAGTCGGCTGTGGTACTGGTTGTTGTACTGGTGCACTCTGTGGAGATTGTGATACACCGCCACGTCCTTCTATTTTGTAGCACCGAATAGATGCCATACGTTTGAGTTCTCCGTCCTGATTCGTCCAAGAACGACCTTGTATCATAAATGATACAGTGACAACATCACCATGATTAAAGCGGTCAAGCTCTGCACATTTATCACCCGAAAACTCTAAGGGAATAATGTTCTCATACTCACTACGCTCACCAGTATAAGGGTCGTAAGTGGTAGCATCTAAAATAAATTCCCGTTTAGTAAACGGGGAACCACCACTTTTAGATGGAATTTGAACGGTTTGCCCGATTTCGATTATCCGTCCGGTTATTTGATTGGCCATTAATTTTCTCCTCCAAATATCTTTTTATCAGTGATTAAACTTCTGTTCTCTTCCAGGAATCTGATAAGCTCTTCACAATGGTTAGTAAGAATCGGTATATCACGCTCCGGGCTGAAAACGTATGTCTCTGTATAGGTATCTACCACATAACCGCCCTTGTTGAACTCTACGATGTTGTATTCAAACGTTCGTACATCTGATCCATTCTGCATAAGAGCGTATGGATAAACCAGATGCTGGTGATGGTCTTTAAACTTTCCTACAGTATAACTGCCAGTTGTCTTGATATCATGAACACTGGTAGGCATCAATTCATCTATCAGACCGTACACCAATACATTACCGTATACAGTTGGCAGAATCGCTTCTACTCTCTGTTGGGTTAACGCTCCTTTGTAATAGTTTGCAAACTCACGGCAGAGGTCAATGTGAAAAGTGAATGTGCGATTGTTGTAAACGGCTTTTATTCCGTAAAGTGTTCCATCATCGTGATATGCCTTGCTGATTTCCATTATAGAAGATTTACGGTTTTCAATCATGCAATCAATGATTTCATTGAAAGCCGTGCCACGGTCAGCAGCTTCACTATCAAAAGGCTTTCGATTGATACGGTCTATCAGTTCGTGAAACTGCTTCTCTCTGAACTCATCTTCATCGCATGGTGGATTCTCGGAAAAAGCATAATACTTATGATATATCTTGTCACTATCTATATAATTCTGATACGCGTCAAGAATAGTTGCGTATATACGATAATTAATTTCACTCATTTGAATACCTCCATTTATATCCATAAGCAGTTGTTCGTATTCCATTACAACATTCGCCAATATGACTACTTCTAAAACCTAATACACGAAATACTTCTGCGGTAGATTTGAAATTTGCAATCAACTTGCCATCGATAGTTAATTGAAGAACTTTCTTTGAGAGTTTTTCGGACTGCCTTTTAGTGCGCGTTCCATAGTTACAGTTTTGCTTTCTATCACACCATTCAAGGTTATCCACTCTGTTATCTTCTTTATTTTCATTCTTATGGTTAACTTCCGGCATACTATTGGGGTTATCCAGAAAAGCATTTGCAACCAATCTATGAATTGGATAACTTTTCCATTTCCCTTCTTTGAAAAGTTGAACTCTAAGATAACCATTTCTTGAAACACCTGATAAGACTTTTCCTTTAGCAATCGTAAATCCTAAACGGTTTCTTACAGTGCGATTTAAACTACGGATTCTACCAAGCGAGCTAACTTGATAGAATCCTTCATAGTCTTGAATATCTTTCCAAACCTCATTAAGCTGCATCTGAATAGGTTTTAGTTTCTTTGTCAAATACCAACCCCAAAGAGTTTACTTTGGCTGCAAACAGGCTTCTCGCTTTCATTAGAGAACTTCCTACGTGTTCGAACTCATTGATATGTGAAGCGAACTCATTAGCGGAGTTGGCATCGGTGATAAGTTCAATGCTTTCTTTTATTTCTTCTATCACCTTATCATACTTTTCCTGCGCTTCCTTCTTAGCCGCCAGCATACTTAAATAAGAATTGATTATCTTAGTGGTGATAAAGTCATTCTTAGCAGTCGGATTACCGTTCTTGTCAAGAATAGTAGGTACTTCCATTACAGAAGGCAGATTGCAGGTGTTCTTACCGTCATTCCTTGAAGTAGGGTCGAAAGTGATAGTACGCCTTTGTACGCCTCTTTCGCTTTTCATTTCGAGATAACCAAGCAAATCCAATTCGGTAACAATGGAGTTGTAAGACTTCTCACGCAAAGCAGGGATAAACACAGTATCATCACCTTCTTTTCTTGTGTCACGGTGGGCAACGAAAATGATATGCTTATTCAATCCTGAAAGCGTTCTTGTCATCCAAGAAAATTCAGCATTGATACCACTCCAATCTCTGATAGACGGTTGTCGGTTGCCACATTTATAAGTAATGATGAAATCCATCATTTTACCAATGGTGTCAACCACGATGGTCTGATAGGCGGATAAATCCTCCTGCAAGACTTGCTGCACATCGTTCCAAGAAGTTACCTGTACGGTATCTATATTTTCCAGATGCGCCATGTTCATGCGCTTTACTCCGTTATCGAAGTCAAGCAACAACGGTTTCGGTGCACTTAATGCCACTGTACTTTTTCCCATACCTGCTTGACCGTAAATCATCATCTTTACAGTCGACGGTATTACTAATTCATTTGATTTTTTAATTAGAGACATAATCGTAAAAATTAAAGGGTTAATTATATTCTTTGTTCTTTAGAATCAACGGCATAAAGAAATACATCACAAGCGTTCACATCATAAGGAGACATCTTAGTCGGACCTGTTTTAGTGGCTCGTATCTTTTTTTCTGCTATTAATTTCTCAAGACGATATCGGCCACCCACAAATCCTGCTGCCTGTGATTTATTCAGAGGTACCCTATTCCCGATTCGATAAAGGGTACTTAATTTTGTTTCTGCGTTCATTCTAACCTCCTTACTCTTTCAATAGTTTCTACTCTCGTTCTTCTTACCCTTCTCATATCGCTTTGTTC